GTCTTTTGGTAGCGTGATAGGCTTGTGATCTGGTTGCTTGAATTTACTATAATTTTCAAAAATTCGACCACGTAGCAGATTATAACCAACACCTGTCGTGTCACCTTCAAGCATCGATGTGCATGGATATGTTGATGTCGATGCACCCCAACCTTTTGAATCGATTGTGAACAGATATGGAATCACTGTCTGCATATAATACATGACATTGACATTAGGTACAGGGAAATTGTCAACCATCTTATGCGGAATATATGCAATATCAGGTGCAATGGCCTGCACTATCTGAGGTGTAAATTGCCAGAGTGGTAGCTCTAGCACTCGCACATCATCACCGCGCCGACGATGTTCTTCACATACCATAGTTCTTAGATTGTGCCATGGCATACGCACAGCAGGAATTGCACCGCGTTCTGCTGGAACTGAACCTTCCTTAAACATTACATCAAGCCGTGGGGCTAGAAATAATACCTTTTTCATCTCCAAAATGCTCCTCTCACAGATGGAAGTCTAGACTCCATCTCCATCTTCTTAGCAAGATATCTCTTATCTAGATCCTTGCGTGTACCCTTACCAGTCCAGATTGGTGACCCATCGCGAAACTCCCAATCCATCACAGACATATCAAACGTGTGAAACTTCATCATTTTTTCATAGGCCACATAAGCTTGATGCAATGATACCTGATCTGTAAACCAGACTAGACCATTTGTATTCAAGTTACTTGCAACTTTTGTAGCAAATTGACGAGAGTTTTCACTACCTGAATAATAGACTAGACCTGCTGCAACCTTTGTTCCAAGAGCTTCCCACCCGACAGTACCAGGCAATGACTCGCGCAGAAATAATCCGACATCAGCATCAAGCTTATTCATCTTGGCTAGAAAAATCGAATCAATATCAGACAGATACATCGTGCCACCAGGTGATAGCAATCGAGGTGCGATAAGGAAACGATTGCTTGCATAATATGTGCGAATAGTCTCGCTATTGACACCTTTTGGTATCTGCAAAGTCTCGATTGAGAATGTCATGCGCGTACCTCTGGCCAGCGCATCATAGCGAATCCTTAATGAGACAAGCTTAGATAAACTTATTGATCTAAACCCAGGTTGCTCCATCAGGTGAATATGAATTGAATTACCTGCTATCGCATTTGATGCGACAAATGCTGGAGCATGAGATTCCAGATAAGCCGCGTCACATGATGCGAACACGAAGATCCCTGTGGGATCCTCATAAACGTCTGTCATCTTCCTATAATCCTATATGGCACAATCGGTGTATTCGGTATCTGCACCGAGTAACCATTAGCCTTTGCTGAATCTTTTAGACCTTCCCATACGCGCACCAGGTCTGGGCGCGGATGCTCTTCCGTAGTGCCTGTAAACCACTTTGGTTTCCATGGTTGTGTGGCCATCTTGGTAAAATGCAAATGCCAGATATCTTCAGCCTTCAGACCTTCACCATCATGACAATTCCAGCGCATATCGAGTTCTTGCACAAGCTTTTCATTACCACTGAAATATCGAATCATCCTGTGATGCGTGGATGGATTGACCTTCATGCGCGATATGGGCATCAGGTATTCTTGCATCTTCTCGCAATCAAATACGATCACGCAAAACTCATGACCGCCAAATCGCACACCTTTGCGCGCAGCCATAGGCTTACCGTTTAGTTCCATATCCAGCAATTCTGAGATGTCACGCATGTTGATCATGTCAACATCCGTATAGATTGCACGACCCTTGAACTTGCAGACTTCTGGAATGGCCCAGCGGAAGCCGCTAAATGGTGTCGACCACTCTTGTGTCTCCCATCCACCCCATGGACTTTCTTTATCAAGAGTCTGTCGCATCCATGTGATATCAAGAGGTCGTGAGCTATTGCTGCGAAGCGAATATTCATAAGTCATTTCAGCGACAGCATCTTCACCGTTAGATGAAGTGCCGATGAATATTCTTACGGGTTCATGCATACCAAGGCTCCCTCTTTTTGAAAAACATACCAGTGCGACTCATGAAACCCTTTGTCATGGTTGAATGTGCTCGCACTTGCCCGCTTTCTATCGAATCATATTCAAAGCCGTTTGCAGCGAAAGCACCAATCCAATAATCAATTGACCGACAATTGACATGATGATGACCAGGCCAGCCTGGAGGCGCAGCAGTACATACGACATATTTGCATAACCCAAAGCTATGCATATAGAGAGGTAGATACTTTTCTTCGACGTGTTCAAGAAACTCGACAGACCATGCTAGATCAAATGAGCTTGTCGGTAGAGATGCGGTTGGCACGAAACCTGTCGTAAAATCGTGGATTGTGACCTTATTAGTCTTGCGCTCAACATATGGATCACCATCAATACCCCAAGCACTAATACCAATAGATTCGGCCATCTCGACCATACCCGCAGGGCCACAACCCACATCAAGCATGGATTCAATATTAAACTTTTGCTTGAGATAGACTAGCGTACCAGGATCAAGGTGTGTCCGATTGAGGTGACCACCTAGATGAGCAGGCAATACGCCTTCCTGCGATGATGTGTTGTGGTTTTCTAAACCACTTTCCGTTGATGTTTGCATTAATGTATTCATCCTTCTCTAGCACGTCACGTCGAAATTGTTCTCTGACCTCAGAGTAATTTACATCACCTCGAGTCGAATGTACAGATAAAATTTGGCGGCTGAACCTATTTTGCCCAAATTCTTTCACCAATGCTTTTATCTCATCACCAGACCCATAATAAGATTTCCAGTCGCTCTCCTCGCGCTTGCGCTTGGTTGCACCTTTTTTCTTACGCATCGACCAGAAATATTTTCGGCCGACATACATCTTACCAGTCACTTGATCCGTAATTAAATATACGAACCCGTAGGATTTGCCGATATCTTTGCTTGTGAAAGGTTGATCATCAAATACCCACGGGTTCTCATAATCTGACATAAACGAGGCTCCTTAGTCCTCGTCTATGTATTCCTCATCCTCGTCATCTTCTTCGATGTCCAGAGCTTCGCCACAAAATGGGCAAAACTCTGGTGAATAAGTTACACCATCTTGATCAGAGTAATAGACGATGGTAAACTCAGCATCACATGAATTACACGTGAACTCATCTTCTTCCTCATATTCTACCTTAGCTTTTTTGTCCGCCATCTGAATAAGCCTCCTCCCAGGAACCATTTAGCCCAGCAACCTCATATTCGGTGACCCGGTTCTCAAAGAAGTTGGTGTGATCAGCACCATTCAGGACCCACTCAAGCCAAGGCAGTGGATTATCTTTCACTTTGAAATTAGGCTTTAGACCGAGTTGCAGAAGTCGTCTGTCGGTTATATAGCGGATGTATGTCTTTACTTCTTCGTCGGTTAGACCGTGAATATCACCCATTTTGTAAGCTAGATCGACAAACTTATCTTCAAGCTTCACAGCCTGACGAGCCATCTCATAGATTTCCTGCTTGAATGCATCATCGACGATGCGCGGATGCTCTGCACAGAATGTGCGGAAGAGGAATGCATTGCCCTCCACATGAATACTTTCATCGCGGATCGACCACTCGACAACCTTACCCATACCTTTCATCTTACCAAACCGCTGGAAAGATAGAAGCATGACAAAGCTTGCAAATAGAGCCACACCTTCATTGAATACAGACTTCGCAAGTGCAAGACCCACACCACGCTTGGTAGTCGTATCAGCTTCAGTCATAAAGTCGATCTTGTCGGCCATCTCTTTGTATTCAAGGAATGCAGTATATTCCTCATCAGGCAAACCGAGGGTATCATTCAGAAGTGCATAAGCACGCTGGTGTACGCCTTCACGTGCGGCGAAAGAGCCGAGCATGTTTCGCACTTCATTATTCTTAAAGTTGGGCACGAACAAGTCATAATAGTTCTTGCCGACCGCGACGTCTGACTGAGTAAAGAGTCGCAAGATTTGTGTGATAAAATCTTTGTCGGTAGTAGACATCTTACCAGATTTCCAATCTGTGACATCTTCACCAAGATCGATCTCATCTTCAATCCAATGTGCTTTCTCATGGCGCTGCGTGATCTCCACTGCCCAGGGATACTGAAACGGCTTGTATACCTTTGAGAACTCAAGCAGGCCGCCGCGTTCTTGCTTTACCATCTTGTCACCATATGTAACAAGTTCGGTATAGCCGCCGATGCGCTTACCATCAATGAATACCTGAGGCACAGTATTCACCTTGTGCTGCTGATAGAAAGCATACCTCAGCTCCTCATTGTCCATGCGGTCTTCTGTATACGAGAAACCGCGTCTAGACAACCATTCCTTAGCCTTGTCGCAAAACGGGCAACCCGTCTTAGTTACAATACGAATATCCATTGCTTACCCCTGACACGCGACACAAGAATCTTCATTTTGAATTTCTTGCTTTGTTTCTAATTCTGAGATGTCAACCAGCTTGTCACGCTCGACCTTCTTGGAGACATTCTCGGCTCTGTTTGATGACTCTGTGCGTAGATAGTAAAGACCCTTGCAACCAAGCTTCCATGCAGCAAAGTGTACCTTGTGCAATAGTGCCCGCGATTCACCTGCTGGGAAGAATAGATTAAGCGACTGGCCTTGACAAATCCACTTCTGGCGCCAAGCAGCCTGTGTCACAATCTCCATCTGATCAATCTCGATGGCCGTAGCAAAGATTTGCTTCTGATGTTCACTCAAAAAATCGAGATGCTGAACAGAACCACCGTTCGTGATAATGCTAGACCATACCTCATCTGTATTCTTACCAATAACAGTTAGAAGCTGCTTCAGGTATTCATTTTTGACCAGGTGAGAGCCAGCGCGAGTGCGATGAGTAAAAGCATTTGCCTTCCAAGGTTCGATAGATGGTGAGCAACCGTGAATAATAGAGCTATTTGCATTCGGTGCAATTGCGATCAGGTGTGCATTACGCATACCTGTGCCTTCCATATCAGGCGCTTCACCGCGCAAGCGTGCAAGCAGGCGTGATTCTTCGCGAGCCTTGATATGGATATCTGAGAAGATTTCTTTGTTTATTCGTCTAGCGGGTTCGCTTGCGAATGCAATTCCACACCGCTGATAGTATGAATGCAGCCCCATCGCGCCAAGACCGAGCGACCTCTCGCGTTGCGCTGAAAAACGCGCGCGCGAAATCTCGTCCCCCGCATTGTCGATGAACACCTGAAGAACATTGTCCAGCATCCGAATCAGGTCTCTGACTAAATTGCTGCTCTTCCACTCGTTGTACTTCTCTAGGTTTAACGAAGATAGGCAACATACAGCAGTTCTCTCCTCATTAGTTGGTAGATGAATTTCATTACATAGATTCGACCCATGGATCTTCAGGCCGCGCTCCTTTAGAGCATTTGGTAGTGCATCATTAGCATGGTCAATAAAATTCAAATAAGGCTCACCGGTGCGATATCGAATTTCAAGAATGGTTTCCCATAGCTTGCGGGCCCGCATTGTCTCACGGATTGTACCATCATTCGGATCACGTAAATGCCAATTATCATCCTTTTCAACAGCACGCATAAAATCATTTGTAAGATTAACAGCGTGATGAAGGTTTAGACACTTACGATTCACATCGCCTGTGGGAACGCGAATCGTCAGAAATTCCATAATATCTGGATGCGATACATCAATATATGCAGCATAAGAACCTTTGCGGGTTGTTCCTTGCCGATATGCAGTCATATCCGAATCGACAGTATGCAAAAAAGGAATTGGGCCGGGTGCAACATTAGATACAGAACGCACAGATGACCAGTGACCACCAACGCCACCACCCTTGACGGACAGCCAGCGCAGTTCCGCTGTATGATCAATCAGACCCTTCAATGAATCTGGCACATATGCTAGAAAACATGAGATTGGTAGTGACTTAACCTTTTCACCAGGCAGTGCAGCATTAGATAGCACTGGTGAAGAAAACATGAACCAGCCCTTAGACACAGCATTATAAATGCGCTGGGCTAGGCCCATATCTCCACCAGAGAAGGCAACAGATGCACGCGCAAAAGATTTCTGTGGTGTGTCCTCATCGGCACGGCAATAATAATCTTTAAGTAATGCAAGCGAAAATTCAGATAGACTTTCATCCCGCGAAGTATCAATAGTAATGCCTAGATGGTCTAGTAACATCCGTGCCTCCGATTAAATGTTTGAGATATTAGGAAATACTTTAGCGATCTCTCTGGCACATTGCAACGCAACCTCACGGTGTTCCTTCTGAGTAGTAGGATCCGTGCGAACTTCAATGTAGTGAACCCAAGACCGAATAGAGCCTTTCATGTAGATACGTGACTCTGTGAGGCCTTCAGGCAGCACAGCTCTCGCTTGCTCTTTGGCGATACCGTTAGCAATCGCCCACTTGTACTCTCTTTCCGCAGCAAAGATAGCCCGCTGCTGCGAGCGGTACCACTCATTCTGTAATAGATTATCTTCAACTTCAATACTATTCTGACGGTTCTTATTATCCTGCAGTCGGGCCTCGCGAGTCACAAACTGCATGTCCTTAGTTGGATCTGCATATCGTTGGCTAAACTCTTGAAATGAGAATGACCGATGTCGAATAATCTGATGCGTAATATCACGTGTGGTCACAATCTCAAGAGTGGCATCAACCATCTCAAGAGGTGACCAGTGCTTATGCTTTACCAGATAATTGACAAGCTTCTCGGCCGACTCACTATTAAATTGATTGCTTGGATTAGATACTCGCGCACAGAAAGCGACCAGCTCTAGTAAGTTGGTCACACCCTGATCTGCGATCTCCTGAACCGGCTGGGTATATGAAATAAGTTTCACGTTAGACACAAAAATCCTCCATCTCTGTCAGCATTTCTTCCAGTCACGCAGAGCCAAATTGAGAGCTAACCCTTGGTGGGTGCAGGTATTTAGCAATGCAACTACCTCTTGGGGATCCACCCCACCCACTACTGACTCATTGATATCTTTATATTTCCAAGTTTGAGGCCAGATTACCATAGGAATTTTTCTTGTTATCGCTTTTTGCATTTGTTCGACAACTTGCTTATTTCTAGGCTGGTTATCAAATACTAGCACCGCCTTATCATCAGGTATGTAAGATAGTGCGCGACCCATATCTGTGCCACCAGGAGCGATTGCATTCGGTATGACCATCGCATCAAATTGACCCTCTGTGACATAGACTGTCTGCGAGAAATCCACACGATCTAGACCATAGACAAGAGGCTCATTGCTCATACGCACCGTCATATATCGAAGATTGCTATTACCCATAGCACGACCCGTCACGCCTGTCAGCTTACCTTCCATGCTGCGGAAAGGTATGACAATACGTTCATCTGCAATAAGCCGATCTTTGTATGATGCATTTAGAGCCTCACAGACCTTCATATTCTTCACATAATATAGGTCATCATACCTCTCGCGAGGTATCTTACGACCTTCTAGGTATTGAATAGCACGATGCGTTGATTCCAATTTTGAGATCGGAACCAGACCAAGATCAGTCAATCTCATATCACCAGATTTCTTGAACTCTGGTTTTGGCATCAAGAATGTTGATTTTGGTGTAGCTCCTCCATTCTCCTCACGGAATACCTCAAGACGATATTCTTTGGAAAGAGTCGGATCAACTTGCTCGATAAGCTTAGTCATATTGGTACTGTGACTACAGTTGTGACACTTAAATGTCAAGCGACCCTTTGTCTGATAGACATAGCCGCGCGCCTTGGTGCGACTCGATTCTGAGTCGCCACAAAATGGACACCGAAAATTAAACAGATGGTCACTCTTACGCTTGAAGAGGGCCAGCCTGCTCGATATGATGCCAAGATACTTGTGATCAATATGAAGATGCATGGGCCTATATTATATCAAAACTCAACCCATGTCAATGGCTATCAAAAGACTTTTACAGAATACCTTTCTTCAAATTCTAGCGCATCTTCCCAAGAATTTACAAGAGGTTGCCCCTTTATGTTTAGACTCGTATTGAGCAGCATTGGGCAACCCGTGACTCTATACCATTCTTCCAGTAGCTGTCTAAATTCTGGATTGTCTGATTTCGATACAGTCTGCACTCGACTGGTATCATCCGCATGACATATACCTGGATAAGATATAGGATCTTTACACTTATACACAAATTGCATATATGGGCTATCACAATCCATATGAAAATATTCACTTGCATGTTCGGCTAATATGGCTGGAGCAAATGGTCTAAATTGTTCACGTCGCTTTATACGATTCATATTTGCTTTAGCATTCTGACCACGAGGATCACATAAAAGACTGCGATTACCTAAAGCACGAGGACCAAATTCTGCACGACCGTTTGCGATGCCGATGACTTCTCCTCGACGCAGATGATCGACCATTGAATCAATATCAAGGGTTTTGTATATACGAGAACCAAGATATGGGCCAGACCATTTTAGATGGTGTCGATTAAATGCGGCACACGCACCTATCGAATTACCAGCATCACCGGGATTTGGCATTATATACATGCTTGGATATATCTTCGAAAGTAAACTATTGGCCACACAATTTAATGCAACACCACCCATGAATACTAGATTATTTGATAGAAGCATTCGTCGCATCCATTTGACAGTATTAGTCAAATAATTCTCTATGATTGCTTGTGATGATGCAGCTACATCAAATATATTTGCTGCGCCTTTGTCCCACCACTTACAACCACGATGCAGATTATGGCGCAGTTTAATCTTAGGTGGAGACCACTTACTAAAAAATGTATCCATCATTTGGTCTACAAGATTAGGTCTACCAAATGTGGCCATACCCATCAAAATATATTCTTCCTCATTTGGTTTTAGACCAACATATTGTGTCATAGCCGAATAGAATAAACCGATACTATTTGGATATGAGAGTGACATAACCTTTGATAGATTTGTGCCACGCGCTTCCCATATCGAGACAGTATCCCATTCACCAATCGCATCGACAACAAGTATGGATGCATCGGCGAATCCAGAGGTATAATAACCAGCGGCTGCGTGACTCTCATGATGGCCTACAAAATCGCACGGTATACCACCAAGACCAACTTCTTCTAGCAAAGCATGATACCTAGTAGTAATAGGTCGTTCACCTGAGAATATTCTACGTGATGATTTTAATAATGGATTATCAGATATAACTATTGTCTTAGGTCGACCGTATGTCAGCATCTCATCGACCATTTGCCGATTTAGATTGCTATCATTTTTTATGCGAGAGTATCTCTCCGAGTGTGCCGCCCAAAGTATTCTATCGCCGTCAACCAGCGCCATGCTTGCATCATGATTATCGCAGTTGACTCCGAGTAACATTTTAGTATATAAACGGATCGTTCTTAGCTAATTTCTTGAGGCGTCTTTTCATACGCCATCTTGATATTAAATCAATAATCTTTTTCATCATTTTCAAACAACCTTTCTCTATGTACATATCCGTGACCTGGATAATTTAATATCATATCCTTTAAACATAATGCCAATTTATGATTGTTAATAATATCCATATGATTTGGATATTTTATATTTTCAGTATTCCGTTCAAAATAATAAAATAGGTGCGGTTTCACAGTAACACCCATTCTAAATTCATAGGAATTATCAATAGTAGTTCTATGACCATAGAGATGAATTATCTTTGCATTTTCATGAGAGATAAGAAAATTATCCAATTCTTCAAACCATTTTCTTTCGGCCCACATATGAAAATTTGCAGAATAGAGATGTGAATAATATTCGGCCGCTGCTTTGGCTTTTAATTTTGTTTTCTGTGTATTCCATTTTTCGTTGACAGCAATAGTTCTAAAAGCCATATTGACTGTCATAGGAGAATTGTCATCACTAGGTATTCTAGTTGATTCTGTGTGTATAATTATGATTATTTTAGCTGGTTTAATTTTTAATTCATCAAATAAT